AATGATTAATAGCCCGCGGGTCACGGAACACGGCCCGCGGGTTTCTTTTTTAACACCGGTTATATTATATAGAGAGAAAAATAAAAAAATATTTTTTGGTAAAAATATGCCGTAACCGGTGTAACCGTGTAACTTTCGGTGTTTTTTCTTTTATATATAGGTACTTAGCAGTTACATAAACTCAAAAACAAAAATGTAACGTAACCATAGTTTATGTAACCAAAGAGCAAAAGTGCGTTAAGGGGCCTCAGAATTTTTTTTTCGAAAAAATATTTTTCTGGCTATATATAAAGAAATGTGCATTTTAAAGGAAACTATCTCAATTTAACTAGGTACGAGCATGACCAAACAAAGCAAAGCTAAAAGCGTCCCAGTAAAGAAAAAACGTGGTGTTGGACAACCAAGGGCCACGAAGAATAGACCGCTCACAAGAAAACAAGAACTATTTGTAAAAGAACTGGTTTCGAAAGACGGCCAGATAACAATGCGAGAAGCCGCAATCAATGCGGGTTATCCGGCAAGTTCTGCACATACGCGGGCATACGAAATGACAAACCCACATATTTGTCCTCACGTTGTGGCCGCAATCAAAGCTTATCGAGATGAGCTAGATGAAAAGTTTGGTATCAACTACAGACGCCACATCAGAGATTTACAAACGATTAGAGATGCGGCGTTAGAGAACGGAGCCTTTTCGGCGGCGGTTCAAGCTGAGTATAGACGGGGGCAAGCACAAGGTGACATTTATGTCAGCAAAAGCGAGGTTCGTCACGGCAGTATCGACTCCATGAGTAAAGATGAAGTGATGAAAGCATTACAGGAGATTAAGCAAACCTATGCCCCAGTCACTATCAACATTACTCCCGAAGGAGAAAGCAATACCCAGAACCGCGCAAAAGCGCGAAGCAGGCTTTTGGAACCAAATGCGGACGGCTTTGAAGAAGAGTTCGAGGAAGATCTCGTCAACACGGCTTGAAACGTGGGCAACGCCCGGTATACCAGATGTTTTGTTATGTGATGAAAAGGGTGGTTTTCATTTTGTAGAGTTGAAGGCCACAGCGGGCAAAGCTGTAGATTTACGTCCGCACCAAGTGGCGTGGTTATCTAATCATAAAGATGCAAGCGTTTGGGTTTTGGTAAAGAAACTTCAAACAAAGAACGAGCCAGAGCAAATCTTTTTGTTCCATGGCCGTGATGCAGTAGACTTGAAGCTCGAAGGGCTGAAGGTAGACCCTGTTATACACCAGAAAGAAAAGTTTGATTGGGAAGACATTTTCCGCTTGATTTGTCCGTAAGCACTTGATATTATCGCATATGCAACAACGAAGACAAATGGAGGTGTCTCAATGAACGTTAATTATTATATGTTGGAAAATCATCTTAATCAGAAGCTAACTACGATGAACGGTGATTTACAGTTTTTTAAAAGCATTTTGGAAGATTGTAAAAAATCAGATGATAAAGAATTAAATACCGAAATACCTAACCATCACTTAATAGACAATGCTATTCAGCAGTTAGAAAATTCTATAAAAGTTTTAAAAGATGCGTTAGCCGATAATTATACCGTAAAAAATAGAGTTTTGTTGGATCGTTTCAAAAACCTTAGTAATCGTACGGAGGTGCAGTGATGCGTTACAGAGTTATTGTTGAACTATCCGAAGCTATTGAAGCGGATAGCGTTAAAGATGCGGAAGAAAAGTTTCTTTCTCAATTTGAATTTGCTGATGTTAAAAATGGAACATGGCTAATTGAGGAGGATGACGATGCCAAAGTTTAAAGTTACCGTCACACAAACAAATGTGTTTTTTATTGATCATGAGGATTTTGACGAATGGGATTTAGATCCTACCTCTGATCATGCAAAACGTATTGCTACTGATCACCGTATTTGGGATGAGGACCAATCTGGTGAGGATACCTTTTTTGTAAATATGGACGTTGAGGAGGTCAAAGATGCCGAAGTTTAATCTTTTACGCAGCTACACCGTTGTGGAGTCGCATGAGGTGGAAGCCAAAACCGAAGATGAGGCTATTAAAATTATTGAAAAGGGGAGCGTCGAAACACATCAAAAGAGTTATGACGGGGATTATGACCGTTGTGATGATGGTTCGATACTCTATACTTTGGAGGATTGCGAAGATGCCTAATCATTGTTATCAACAGGTTCGCCTTTCTGGTCCAAGAGCCATGATCGGACACTTATATGAAAGTGTTTGGGTTACTTGTGCCGAAGAAAGGCGTTTTTGCGATGTAGTAATCCCCATGCCTTTAGCCGCCGCCGCGTGTGCCCATGAGTGGAGATGCGACAATTGGGGTACAAAATGGGACGTAGCAGACGTTCAAATAGTTAAAGAATTTGCTAAAGGTCCTCATAAGCTTTTATACGGAGAATATGGCAACTTTGCTTCCTTTACCTTTAAGTGTTGGACGGCTTGGAGTCCGCCTATTCCAGTTTGGAAAAAACTACAGTTTCTCGGAATTAGTGTGCAAGCCTCTTACGAAGATGAGGGCGGTTTGTTTGAGGGTTACTTTGCCAATGGCAAGGAACGTTCGTGGAAACCAAAAGTATTGGAGGCGCAGTGATGAATAATGAAACGACGCAACGCGTTCACTGTTTGAAGTGCGATTATATCTTTCACGAAGACGAAGGCCCCCAAAAAGAAACGTGTCCGCATTGTGATAATGCTGATATGAAAGAAACCGTTTACATGATGCCGCAAGATTTAGATTTGGAACGCATGTTAAGCGAAATTTTTGACAAAGTATTTTTTAAAGAAAGTGAGGTATAAATGTTTTTGTTTAGTTGGATAGGCCGCCTATTGTATGGTTCTGATTACGACGAATTAAATAAACGCGTTTCGAGAAAACGACGGCGTAAGTAAAACTTTTAGAAATTTCTACTTGCATTTATATGCGAGTATATGCGATAATAAACGGGCGGGTAAAACTGCCCGTTTTTTTTAACAGCTATGAAGGGCAAAAAATATGCTACATATTGAAAATCACAACGGAACATTGCAAAGCTTGGTTCAAAAGGTTCAAGATCAAGATAATCGCAGCGCTGACTTTTTATGGTCAACTAATAATTTGCAAAAAATAACATCCGACGAAGGAAAACCACAAATTGTTATAGAAGCTTTTAAAGGACAACCGACTAGGTTTCTAAACGTAAATGAACACGCCTTTGGACAAATTGCACAACATTTGGAAATAGACACTAGAACGGCCAGACGTTTACAAAACGAAGTACCGGCGGAATTTGACGCGGTTACAAATGCTCTTTTTCAAAAAAATTCCACTAATCGCATGATTAGAACTTTTTTAGACGAAAGCGAAATAAGCGGCATAATGCGGGCCTTTGTTTCGGATAAGTTTAAAACTTTTGATAATATCGATTTATTGAAAGCAATTTTGGAACCATTAGAAAAAAGCGAAGCAATGTTAAAAATTGTTAACGGCACCATTACCGACAAACGTCTGTATATCCGCTTTAAAAGTGAAGTCCAAACGGGCGAAGCGGCAAAAGGTGATCTAATGGCAAACGGCCTCGGATTAAGTAATTCAGAAGTTGGCGCGGGAAGCGTTCAAGTTTATCAATTATTTTGGACGTTAGCCTGTACTAATGGAATGCAAACAGAAAACCGAAACCGTTCTAGCCATATTACCAGTGCAAGAGATAGCGCCGACTATGGGTTGCTATCCGACGAAGCCAAAGGCGCGGATAATCGTGCGTTAGGGTTAAAATTGCGGGATCTAGTAAAAGCTTACATAAGCCGTGAATTATTTGACGAAGTATTGGACAAAATGAGGTCCGCGCACAGCGACGTTATCGAGGGCGATTTTCACGAAATTCCGGAACGCGTCGGAACCGTTCTTAAACTTACTAAAAAAGAAAATACTGATATCTTAAATGGCCTTATGGCTACAATAGGCCAGAGCGGTTACGAGCAAGGGAAAGATATTACACGCGCAACCATGGTTAATGCCATTACGGCCGTTGCTAATAATTGCGACGCGGACGACGTTGATATGTGGCAACAGCGCGGCGGAAAATTACTTAACTTGAACGATAGAGACTGGAACCGAATTGCGGCCTAAATAAACTTTTCGTTTTTCCTTCAACTGGCCCGCCATTGTGCGGGCCTTTTTTTATTAAGCTTTACTTTATCGCATATTTAGTATTTAAGGGTAATTGTTAATTTTAACCAAAAGAAAGGTATTTTAAATGCACGTCCAAAAACCATTTGTTCGCCTTGAAAAGAAACAAGCCGAGCCAAAATTTAAAATTACAAATAGAAAAGAACGAAGAAAGGAAAAAGCCCTTAATAAAAAAGTAAAATAAAAAGAGTATCTATTGCCGCGGGCAAGCGGCGTTAAATTTTAACAACTACGGAGGGCCTTAAAATGGCTTTAGATTTTAACGAAATGGACCTTGTAAATATCAAGGCAAATAAATTTGATAAATTAGAACATATTTTTGAAACGCTCGATAATGAAAACGAAATAGAAATTTTGCCGGATGAAATAACAACCGACTTTTTCTTTAAAAGGCCGCGTGTTTACAATTCTATTATCGGGATTTTTTACCATGCTTAAAACTGTTGAAATGTCGCGGGCAAAGAAAACCGCTGGAATAGCGGTAACATATAGGGCCGGTAAGGGCGCTATGTTTGGAACATGCCCCGCTAGCTGTAATTTAAATGATAGCGGCAAGGGCGCGGAAAACGTCGATAATGAATAT